CAATAATCACATAGGAACGGCATTTGAGGTGATGAAGGACATTGCCGATTTGGAGGGGTGGAACTACTCACACGGCACATTAACCGAATTTGATTTCAAAGCGTTTTTGGTATTCCCGTTGATGCACTGTTCAATTCAATCGGTGGCGTTGACCGACCAAGTGGCAACCATCCAAATGAATGTAATGGTGGCTGACCGCGTGAACTTCTTGAAAACGGAAAACGAGCAAGAGAATTTAATCACCGAGTATTCACAATACGGATACACCGAGAATCAAAACTACGCCAACATCCTACAAGATTTGTATGTGAGATTTTCAAAGGGGTTATGGCGTACCGAACAAGATTACTACAATCAAATCCAATACATACGCCCGATTACCTTCCAACCTTTCGTGGAAACATTGGATAGCGTATTGGCGGGATACCAAATCACAGTTGGAATTGAATTGATAAACCCTTGGGTTACGGATGGCGATTGCGTATAAAAATAGCGAACAAGTTGTTGCGGAGTATTCGCAAAAATGGGCGATTGCATGTCGTACCTTATTGGAAGTAAAACGCCCACGGGTTTCAATCCGTGCGAAGTGGAAAAAGGTTGGCGAAGGTTGGACACCCATTAGCGTATCAAAAAAGACATTCCGTGGGAACTATGTGGCAAGTGGGCAACTGGTAAATTCTATTCAACCCGCACCCAAAGGATTGGACATGGGAATCACCATGAACAAGACCGCCGATTATGTGCAGAATGGAAGAAAGCCAGGCAAAGGCATCCCATTGGCATCCATGCGTAATTGGACAAAGATGAAACGCATACAACCACGCGACATGGGAACGGGGCGATTCAAAGGAAAGGCCGATGAAAACGCCATGCGATTCATGATGAACCGAAAAATCAAACACTTTGGTATCGAACCCTTCCCATTTGTAACAATGGCACGAAAGGAAATTTTACCATCATTCAATAAGGCATTAACCACGGCAATGGCCAAAGACATAAAAGCAAGATTTAAGCGATGACATTCAACGAACAACCACAATCCATAGTGGGGTGTAATTCCCCAATCATGTACCAATTTTATGATGCGTTGTACACATCTACGGAGTTTTACTACGAATGCCAAGTGTTTGTGTGGAGTGGCACAACGACATTGCCAGGTTCACCCAATTGGACAATCCAAAGGAAACCCGATCAATACGGAAGTGGCCGTGGATGGATTGATATTCACAAATTGGTGCAACAAGAAATCACCGAGGATTTTTTGGTTAACGGAACATACAAACCCAACATTGGGGATGGTGCAAGGAGGGTTGCAATCAAAGTTCGCGGGGCGTACAAAGTTGGCACAACATGGACATACACAAGTTATGTAACATCGAATGTGATTTTGGCAACTGCGGGTTATACTTACACCGCCCAAGGGTGGAATGTGGGGTATCCAACCAAATATGTGTTCACCGACAAAACACAAGTAACATTAACCACCGCAACACCATCAGCATATTTGTGGTATGATGCCACCGTGATAACTTCCATCACTTGTGGGAGTGCCACAGTAACCCCAAACGCGGTGAGTGGGTTGAGTGCAAACACCATTCAAGGAATCGAAATTAAGCAACTAATGACCGCTGGGGGTGTGTGGGGTACGGATGCCAACATTACCTTCGTTAAAACGGGTGATGATGTGGTGATTCCCGTGGATTTTGTGTGCCAAAACAAGTATGGTCAACAAGATATTTTATTCCTAAACAAATACGGGGTGTATGATTCGTTTTTATTCAATGGCGTTTATCGTTCCACCTTCGCAGTAAGCAAAGAAAAGTACGAACAACCCGTGTTCAAACAAACGGACATGGCCCAGGCGTGGACTTATGGTGTACCCATTACCACAAGTTACCTTGTAAATTCGATTGAAACGATGACCGTGAACACGGATTGGATAAGTCAAAACGATGTCGATATAGTTGAGCAAATTTTTTATTCAACAAACCTTTTGGTATTGGATGGTTCAGCGTTATTGTCGGCAAGGATTTCCGATTCAGCGTTTGAATACAAAACAAGGGTGAACGAAAAGTTGATTTTGTACACCATACAAATGGAGTATAGCCAACCCAAAATAAACAAAATTGTAAGATAATGGCGATTAGGTTTTCACTCACTATTGATGGAACGCCCGTTGACCTATTCAACGATGAATCCATACCCCTTACAAGGCAGTTGAAGGACTTAATGAACCTTGCCACCATTTGGACTGATTACACAAAGGATTTCCAAATACCCGCATCCGACACCAACAACGAAATTTTCGCCAACTGGTTTGATGAAAATATGGTCATCGTTGGATGGAATCCAAACATCGGTAAAAACGCCACTATTTTCATTCACGGATTGCCCGTGTTTGAAGGTCGTGTTGAATTGATTGGGTGTAAATTCAAGGATGGGTTACCACAATTGTACAACATCATTTTTTACGGCACCACCAAAAAGATATTGGATGCGTGGGGTGAAACCTTGATGAACGAAGTGGATTGGACAGCGTACAACCACACGGGGAATTACACTAACATATTGTCATCATGGGATCAAACTTTGTTTAGTGGTGATATTTTGTGGCCAATTGCTGATTACAACCAAGGATGGAGGTATTCCAAAATGACTGGTGTGAATGGCAACATTTTACAACCAAGGGGTGTTGAAGTTGATGACCTACGCCCCGCCATTCGTCTTCGTGCGATGCTCACAACCGCATTTGAGGAAGTAGGATACACATTGTCGGGTTCGTTTCTTACAAGGCCCGAAATGGATGATTTGTATATTTTGCCAATGCAAACGGCGGGGCCATTATACGATCCCGAATACACCAGCCCAGGAACATTGGAATCAAGTGTTGTTGGTTTGAGTTGTACGCAATGGACTGCGGGTGCATTGACAAAAAAACCAATCATATTCCCAACCGTAACATCAAACCCATCGGGCAACTACAATCCCGCCACGGGAATTTATACAGTTAACCGAACTGGCAATTACGAATTTTCATTGCTTTTTTCAGTAACACAACCCGCCACAACGCCAAGGAGTATCATTTTTTATTTTATGCTTAATGGCCGTGCGGATGATAGCACGGGGGCATATACGGCAACAACCACACAAACGAGTAAATACACAAGAAAGTTAACGGCGGGTGATACCGTGCAAATCGCTTACAATTGTGTGGGTACTTGGACTGCTAATTTGGATTTTGATTGTACGAAAGCCCCACAAGGAATTAATAACAATTCGGTGTTTATGGGTGATGCAATGCCACAAAAACCCATCAAGGATTTTGTGAATGGGGTGTTGCAAGGTTTCAATTGCATATTAATTCCCATTGGCGAAAAGGAAATTGAGATTCACAATTTGACGGATTGGTTGGCATTGGGAACAACAAAGAATTGGAGTCGGTACATTGACACCAAGGACATCCAACACGACAAAATACCAATCCCACGGGTTATTTCGTTTGATCACCAAGAATCAACCTGTTTGGCCAATGCTTACTACAAGCAAATCAATAAACGCGAATTTGGTTCAATTAGTATCACCCCCGAAATTGATTATCCAACGGATGAATTCAAGGTTGAAACGCCATTTCATATTATCGCACCACAAGCGATGAACGAGATAAACAATAATGGGCAACAAGTACGCAAAACGGAATTGAACATACCCGTGTTTTTGGATAGTGATGCAAAGCCAGTACAACAAGATTACACATTGTTTTACTATGGTGGCAAACAATCGGTATCCGATGTGTGGTATTTCAACAACATCGTGCAATATGTCATGCCGTTGATGACACCTTATTCCGAGTATCCAACATTAAAAACCAACTATTCCAATGCGTTTGGTTTGGAACTTTCATTGCGTGGTGATGCCCCGACTAATTCAATGTATGTGATGTATTGGGAAGAATACCTATCCCGTATGTATTCAACGCAATCAAGGGTGGTTAAAATGACTGCGGTGCTACCCGTGGGCGAGTGGTTGAACCTTGATTTGAACGACACGATTGCCATTTCATCCAATTACTACAAAATTCAATCCATCCAATACGACATGTTGACGGAGATTGCAAACCTGGAATTGGTAACATACCCCAATGTTGAAATCATGCGGTTCAATACAACGGGGCAAAAACCCGATTTCACGAACCCAGTTGAAACGGCATTTGGGCAAACCTATTTGAAAAACTATGCGGTGGCCAAAGGGATCATGAATTCATACCGATACAACGGGCAAGATTATTTGGATACCAACCAAGATACGGACTACAACAAAAACAATGTGTTCAGTTTAGTTCAGCAAGTTGACAACCTCCAAGCCATCGTGCAGTTCAACCAAATCACCATGTATCGCAGTACATTGAGTGCGCCGTTGATGACGGATTCAACTACATGGGCAACAATACCAATGGAAGAAAGTGCTTCAATCGGTTATGTGGATAACATCACGGCAACATTAAGCCCATCAAAGTATGTGTGTACCGATGGCGGACAATACAAGTTCACGGCAATGGTAGAGTTAGAACAATCGGGGAACAAACATACGAATGTGGCGATTTTAATTAATGGAGTTGTAACAACGGGATTGGCGGGAATTTCAAGCGATTATGGGATTGTGAATTTCAGCACCATTTTGGATTTGGCCCCAACGGATGAAGTTACATTGGCATGGAAGCCAAAAACGGGGGGAAGTCATACAATCTATGTAACCAACGCCAACTTTTTAATACTGAAAAAATGATATCATTGATTATACAATTAGCACAAAGCCAAGAATGGTACAATGTTTCCGAGGTGGTTGAAATCGCCAAAGGCAAAAATCAATACATGCAAACTTGGAAGCAAATGAAAAAACAACTTAAAAGAGCATTGAAGTTATGGCAGACGAAATAGATTACACGGTTAAGGTTGACACGAGTGATGCAACCAAAAATTTGAATTCTTTACAATCATCAATGCAAGGTGTTGTTGGTGAAGGTGGAAAAATTGATACACTATCCCAAAAGTTTAGTGCATTGCCAGGGCCGATTGGCAGCGCTGCAAATGCATTAGGTGGATTAGGAAAACAAATGTGGGCATTGGTGGCCAACCCTATTGGCGCAGTGATTGCCGCGATTGTTGGTACATTGACATTGTTGTATAAGGCGTTTACATCAACGAATGAAGGAGCAGATAAATTGGATCAAGGGTTGGCGGGTTTAGGTGCAGCGTTTGAGGTTATTATGAATGCGATTTCAAAAGTTGCGGAAGGTCTCATTGGGATGTTTGAAAACCCAAAACAAGCGTTGAGCGATTTTGCGAAAATGTTAAAAGAAAACATCACCAATCGTTTTGAAGGTTTGATGGAGTTATTACCAGCATTGGGCGAAGCAATAAATTTATTATTTTCGGGTGAATTTTCAAAAGCGGGAAAGGTTGCGGTGGATGCAGCGGCCAAGGTTGGACTTGGAGTTGAGAACATCACCGACAAAGTATCAGAGGGGATTGATGCCATTAATAAATTAGGGGCCGAGGCATTGGATGCTGCAAATAAAGCAGCAGCGATTGAAAAGATATTGCAAGGGGTTGAAGATGGTGAACGAGCATTGAGAATTGAACGGAGTAAACAAGCCAAACAATTAGCAACGGCCCGATTACAAATGGAGGATGACACGGCAACATTTGAAAGTCGTATTGAGGCATTAAAAAAGGTTGCAAATTCGGAAGAAGAATTGGCAGCGAAAGAATTGAAATTGGCCAAGGCCAAGGCCAATGCTATTATCGCACGGAATAATTTAACCGATGCCAGTGATGAAGCGTTGTCAAAAGAAGCAGATGCCATCGCACGGGTAAATGATTTGGAGGCGGAAAGTATTATGCGTAAACGGAAGGTGGTAAAAGCCATCGAGAGTTTAAATAATCAAAAAACAGCAAGTGAAAAAGAAGCAGCAAAGGCGGTTGAAGATGCATTAAAAGCCCAACAAGAAGCCGACAAAGCGGCATTGGATGCAAAGATAAAAGGAGATGAAGAAAGAATAAATGCGGAACAAGATGCCAAGAAGTTATTAGCGTTACAAACCATTCAAGATCAAAAAGATTTGAATGCAGAGTTGGAAAAAATTGAGATGGAACGCAATCAAAAAATGATTGAAAGTAAAAAGTCGTTTCAGTTATCAACCACCGAATTAGAAATCAAAGCGGCACAAGATTTGGCAAATAAAAAGTTTGAGATTGAAAAGGAAAATGCAGAAAAAGCCAAGGATTTGGCAAAAAAAGAATTTGATACCAAAATGGCGTTATATGATGCCACATCAAATGCATTGGGGGCAATTGGTAGTGCCATCGGTGAAGAAACCGCAGCGGCCAAAGGGTTGGCAATTGCGGGTGCAATCATTGATACTTATGCGGGTGCAACCAAGGCATTATCAGCGGGTGCGGGAACGCCCGTTGGTTACATTAACGCGGCGGCGATAATCGCAGCGGGTTTTGCCAATGTACGGAAGATGGCATCGACACCAATACCAGGTGCAAACGATACGGGAACATCCGCACCAAGCATGGGGCCAAGTGTTTCTATCGTGGGTGGTTCGGCTGATCCATCGGCACAACTTGCACGGAGTTTGGCATCACAACAACAAACCCCAATCAAGGCGTACACCGTGGCAACCGACATGAGTACACAACAAGCCCTTGACCGCCGTATCCAACAAAATGCAACATTCCCAGGGTAAATAGTTTTATAGTTATGAGATTATATGGTATTAAGTTAGGAATCTTAGATGAAATCAATGATTTGAATCGTCAAGCGGGAACTGAATTAGTAATTCAAAAGGAAATGGCAGCGGCATTTAAGAAACTAACTAAATCAATTGACCTTAATAACCAAGCATTAAAGAAAGCGGAACAAGGTTTAAAAGCCGCAAAAGAACTCGGGGAACCAAAAAGCATTGAAACATTTTCACGCATTGTTTCCATTATTACCAAACAAATTGCATTGACCAAAAAAACATTGGAACAAGTTAAATCAGTAAATATAGGATTCTAAATAATATGAAAACATCATTTGAAAAATTCATGGCATCAAGTGCCGTAAAATCAGTTGAACCCACCAAAGTTGAGATGGGGAAAATAAATGTTCAATTGAGCATTATTGATGATTTAGACAATGCAATCAATAAGGCAATGGATGAGTATACCAAAGTGAATGATATTGTTATGCAATTCACCAAACTACAAACCGCATTGAAAGGGGCATACCAAGCAAGTCAAAATAGCATCGTTGATATGGCTCGTAAAAAAGCACTGGTAGAAGCCAACATGAAAGAACTTGGATTGAGTTTTGACAAAGTGCCAAGTTTGAGCAAGGCGGAAAAGTTTGCAAATTCTTATGCAGACATCCAAAACGAAGTTAAAAAAATCGTAAACGCATTGTGAGAATCGTTGAACTCATATTGGATGAACAACAAATGGCAAGTGGCATTGATGCAATAAGCATCGTGGAAGCCCCCGCCATTGAATCCAATTTTGTTGCGTTAAAATCCCATGAAGTAAAGTTCGCCAAGGTTGATGCCGAAAAGCGAATTTTGATGGGGCCGATATTAATTCCCGATAAACCCATTTACCGCAAACAAGTGGTGGATGGTGAATTGGATGAATTTTACATTTACTTTTCCAAACAAACAGTTGCCAAGGCATCGCAGATGTATTTGATGAACTCAAAGCAAAGCAACACCACCTTGGAACATGGCATGGAATTAAACGGATTGTGTTTGGTTGAAACCTGGTTAAAAGAGGATATGGAAAAAGACAAATCCGCAATCTATGGAATGACCGACCCAATCGGTACATGGATGGGTTCGTTAAAAGTAACCAACGATGATGTTTGGGAAAACTATGTGAAAACGGGCAAGGTAAAAGGGTTTTCAATTGAAGGGTATTTCGCCGACAAAATGAAAATGAGCAAAACCCCAAGCGTACTTGATGAGGTGCGTGAATTGCTCAATGAATACAAAAAATCTAACACTAACAAAAAATAAAGTTTTATGAGTATGAACGCAGAAACAATTTTGGATCGCATTATGGTAAAACTCGGCATGGCCGAAGAACCAAAGGCGGTTGAATTGGCACAAGTAAAAACCGAGGATGGCCAAGCCATTTTTGAAGCCGATACCTTCGCGGTTGGTGAAGCGGTTTTTATTGTAACCGAAGATGGTAAAATCCCCGCACCCGCTGGTGAATTCGCATTGGAAGATGGTAACCAAATTGAGGTAGATGAAAACGGAGTTATCGTTGAAATCGCCAAGAAGGAAGCCGAAATCACCGAAGAAGAAATCACCGAAGAAGTGGTTGCCGAGGATATGCCAATGAAAGAGGAAATCAAGGAAGAAATGATGAAGCCAAAGCGGACTGTAAAAAGCAAAACCGAAATGGAAGAATCATATTTCAGCAAACAAATCAAGGAATTGGAAGCCAAATTTGAAGCCCGTTTGTCAGCATTGGAAGCCGAAAAGGTTGCATTGTCTGCCCAAAACGAAGAATTGATGGAGAAATTGGCAAACGAACCCGCCCCCCACACCGCATTCAATCCCGAAGCCAACACCAAAGAATCAAACTTGATTTTCAAGTTGGGTGCAAAGCGTGAAGAAACTTTGAAGGATCGTGTATTTAATCAACTATTCAACTAACCACAAAAAATGAAAAATAATCTTATCAAAACCCATTTGAGTGGCCCAACAGTATCGCCAAACACCTACGCGGGTTTATTTGGTAACAAATACATTGCGGCTGCTCTGTTGTCAGGCGAAACCTTGGCAAAAGAACTTATCACATTGCACCCCAATGTGGCTTTTAAGGAAGTTATTCGTAACTACCAAGATTCAATCACCATCGCCGATGCAACTTGTGATTTCACCGATTCAAGTTCAGTAACATTGGGCGAATATGTGTTGACCACCATCGAAAAGCAAGTGAACTTGCAGTTGTGCAAAAACCAATTGCGTACAACTTGGGAATCAGCACAAGCGGGTTTCAGCGCATTTGAGAAACTTCCCGCAACTTTTGAAGAATTCATGTTGGCACAAACCGCCGCCGAAGTTGCACAAGCAAACGAATTGGGTATTTGGAAATCAAACCTTTGGTATGATTCCGCTTTGGTACCTGGTCAAGATGGTATGGTAGGTTATTTGATTGATAACTCTGCTGTTGTTCGCCCATTCGCGGGTGCTACAAATGGTGGTAATGTTGTTGCTCGTTTGCAAGAGGCATTGGATTACTCACCCGCTGCATTGTACGGCAAAGAAGGTTACCAATACTATGTTGGCCCCGCCACAATGAAAGCATACCAAGCCGCGTTGTCTGCTGGGAACTACAACTTCCAATTCTATGTTGGTGAAAAGCCAATGAACTTCCAAGGTATCCCCGTAACCATGTGTCCTGGTCTTAACGACTACGACTGCGTATTGGGTATGAAGTCAGATTTGCACTTTGGAACTGGTTTGTTGAGCGACTACAACGAAGTGAAGGTTATCGACATGAGCGATATCGATGGTTCACAAAATGTTCGTGTAATCATGCGTTTCACAGGCGGTATCATCGCAACCAACCCAACTCAACAAGTTGTAATTAATGTAACCTAATTTGAGGTAAAACATAAAATAACGGGGTGGGCCTAACACCCACCCTTTTTTTTTAACCATATAATATATAAGAAAATGCCAAGTTGTGGAACATTATTAGGAAGATACGAACCATGTAAACAATTCGTTGGTGGTTTAAAAGGTGCGTTTTTCGTACCATTTGAATTCGCAAACCGAGTTACAAAGAGTGGAACGGGTTTGGTTACATTGATTGACAATGGTACAACTACCACCCCAATTTCAGCCCCATTTTGGGAATTGAAGGGTTTGTCAACTTTGGAAACAACCGTAATTGCTTCGCGTGATAACGGAACATCAGCATACGAAACCACCTTCACTTTGTCATTCAAACCAAGCGGTAAAACCCCAGTAACGGGCGATGCCGACATGGATACTTTGAAAGTATTGACACAAGGTAGATGGCAAATCATCGTGTGGGATAGAAACGACCAATTTTGGTTGATTGGTGAAACCCTTGGTTGTGATGCCAATGGTGGTTCAAGTGCATGGGGCGTACAAATGGGCGATGCTCGTTTGAACACTTTGACCTTCATGTCAAGTGAGCCAAACCCACCCGCACCCGTGGATGCCGACAACTATGCTGAAATGTCAAGTGTAGTTACTCCCGTATTAGCGGCTTAATTTAGATTGGATTTTATAGTTTATGGAAGCCCTCACCAATCGGTGGGGGTTTTTCATTTGTAACAAAAACCATTAATTGCGTTTTGTAGGTATGCACATCAACGATACATCCACCAACATCACATTCACACCATTCGTGGATTTTGAGGGCGTATCAACGGCAACCATTGAGGTATGGCATAAACCCACCAAAACGATGGTATCGACCACCACGGCGTGTGTAAAATCCTATTCATTTATCACGATGGCATTGCCTAACCTTACATCAATTGATGCGGTGGCAAAGAATACCGATGAATTGTTATTTAGGGTTTACAACGGCAATGTGTTGATGTGGGAGGTATTGGGATATTGGATTACGGGAACAACAAACATTTACAACACTTGGAAGCAGTTTACAACAACCGCCCCAGGTACACCAAATTGGAAAACATTATGAGTTTAGAATTTATACAACTTCAATCATACACCGCACCATCCATCATTGAGCAAAAGAACAAAGATTGGGTGCAATATGGCGATGACAACAATTATTACCAATACTTGATTGATTTGTATCATTCATCACCGACCAACAACGCGTGTATCAAAGGAACTGTTGATCAAATCTTTGGTAAAGGTTTAGAGGTAACCAAGGCATCACGGGATTTGGCGGGATACATTGAATTCAAAAAGATGTTTTCGGCGGATTGTATCCGTGCCGTTGCAATGGATTTGAAAATGTTGGGCCAAGCATCATTTCAACTTGTGAAGTCAAAAGACCGCAAAAAGTATGTGATGGCAAAGCATTTCCCACAACAAACCCTTCGCCCCGCCAAGTGCAACGAAAAGGGGGAAATCGAGAAATACTATTATTGCCCCGATTGGGCTAATTTGAAGCGTGGCCATAACCCCGTGGAATTTAGGGCATTTGGTTACGACCAAAACGCAAACGAATGTATATTGACAATCAAACCATATTCAACGGGTTCGTTTTACTTCGCACCCGTGGATTACCAAGGCGGTACGCAATATGCCAACTTGGAAGCGGAGATTTCCAATTTCCACATCAACAATATCATGAATGGTTTAGCCCCTTCAATGTTGATAAACTTCAACAATGGGCAACCACCCGCCGAGGTAAAAGATACAGTTGAAGCCCAAATCAAACAAAAGTTTGGTGGTTCATCCAATGCAGGGCGTTTCATTATTTCTTGGAACGATGGCAAGGATTCAAGTGCAGACATTACGCCAGTACAATTGAGTGATGCCCACAACCAATATCAATTTTTGAGTGGTGAGGCGATGCAGAAAATCATGGTTGCACACCGCGTGGTTTCACCGATGTTGTTGGGTATTAAGGACAACACGGGATTCGGTAACAATGCCGATGAAATGAAAACCGCATCCATCTTGTTTGACAATGTGGTGGTACGACCATTCCAAAGGTTGATTATCGATGCCGTAACCAAGGTATTGAACTTCAACGGCTACAATTTGAACCTTTATTTCAAGACCTTACAACCTTTGGAGTTCACCGATTTGAGTGGCAACATTATTGATGACGAAACCCGTGAGGAAGAAACTGGCGTATCATTGGCCAGTCAAAAAAAAAAGATTGAATTGGTGAAGCCCAATGCGGGTGAATCCAAAGATGACTTTTTAGGGCGTTGCATTCCGATTGTAGTTCGTGAGGGCAAAGACACCGACCAAGCAACTGCAATATGCTATTCATATTTTGAAGGTAAAACCGAATTAGCGAGTTACACCGATTATCCCGATGGGGCGGTCAGCAATGCAAAGAAAGCATTGGAATGGGCTGAAAAAAACGGATGGGGAGATTGTGGCACACCCGTAGGCAAAGCCCGTGCAAATCAATTGGCAAATCGTGAACCCATTTCCCGTGATACCATCGCAAGGATGGCAGCGTTTCGCAGACATCAAGAAAACAAAGATGTACCATATTCCGAAGGATGTGGGGGATTGATGTGGGATGCCTGGGGTGGTGATGCGGGTATCCGATGGGCTGAAAGCAAATTAAAGGAAATTGATTTGGCCAAGGATATGACCATCGAGGATGAAAACTCATGGTTGGAACATTTGAAAGGCAAAGGCGAGGTAAACGATGACAACGAATGGGAATTGGTTGATGTTCGTGAGGTCGAGGATGCCGATGAGGAATTAAAATTCAACTTGGCGTATGAAAACCCCAATAAAAAAAGTGATGACGATAAAGGGGTTTACAAAATCCGTTATCGCTACGGCCCTAATTTCGTATCCAACAATTCAAGGCAGTTTTGTACTGCAATGGTTCAAGAATCCAAAGGGGGAGTAATTTATCGCCGTGAGGATATTATCGCTATGGGTGATGCGGGTGTCAACGGACAATTCGCACCGAGTGGCCAATCAAGTTATTCTATATGGAAGTACAAAGGTGGGGTTAATTGCCATCACCGATGGGAACGATTGACATTTAGACGGAAGCAAGTCAAAGGAAAGTTTTTACCCAAACAACCTGGTGAAACGGGCGACAATAGGAACTTGGAAAACTACAACGAGGTATCAAACAAATCGGCGGACAAAGCGGGTGTACCATTTTCACCAAGCGGGTGGGATACGGCCAAAACACGACCAATTGATATGCCAAACAAAGGATCATTAAAGAACAAATAAGATGTACGCAAACGATGATATTCTATTAATCGACAAAGAGTTGATTTTTAAGTATACCCAATTGGGTGGAAATGTGGATGTAGACAAAATCTATCCATTCGTGAAAATCGCCCAAGATATTCAAGTTCAAGAACTATTGGGAACGAAATTGTATCGGTACATTTTAACCCAGGTTGAGAATGGCACATTGACGGGCAATTACCAAACTTTGGTTTCACACTATGTTCAACCGATGTTGATTCATTATGCGATGGCGGATTTGTTGTTGTTTCATGGTTATGAGGTAACCAACGCGGGTATTTTGCGTAACTCACCCGAAAACACCACATTGCCCGACAAGACCGAAATTGATACATTGGTACAACGCCAACGCAACATTGCGGAAACTTATCGTCGTAGGGTTGTGGATTATTTGAGTTACTACCCACAATTATTCAGCCAGTACACGGAGGATCAACAAGCGGGGGAATACCCAAACACCAACCCATCCAACTATGTTTCATGGAATTTGTAAAAAAGACATACAAGCCAAAGGATGAAAAGGTCAAGAAATTGACCAAGTATTTCACGGAATTAAAAATCGTGAAACCCGCCAATTGTGATTTGTTCACAAAGGGGAAAATAATTGTCCTTTTGGTTATGTTGACGGGTTGCTCGGCGGAGTGGCATTTGAAAAAAGCCATCAAAAAGAACCCATCATTGATTCAACCATCCGTGCATACCATTGACACCATCATTATACGCGATTCCGTGGCGTTTACGGACACTTTTGTATCAAAAACGATTGATACCCTCACCATAGAAAAAGAAGGCGTTAAAACGATTGTTTATCGCAATCACGATGTGATAAGAATTAAGACAATTGTCAAGCCCGACACAATTAGAATACAAAAAACCATCCGTGTTCCCCAGGTGTATTATGAAGAACGATTCAAGATTCCACAAATGGTGGGTATTGGCGTGGCTTTGTTATTGGGGTTACTATTTTTGATACTTTTATTGATAAGAAAATGAGCAATTGGAACAACCCAAATAACCCAAACAATACGCAGAATGGATGGAAAACACCATCACGGAGTTCACCACAAGGCGGTGGAACACGGGCGTGTTTGTGCAAAAACCAAAACACCTATTCAAAGAAATGTTGTGATGGCACTTTGTGGGCGCAAGGCATCGGTCAAATAACCCGTAACCCTACATTTGCAACATTGGAATGGCAACAAATCAACACACAATGGGATTCAATTAACGACACTTGGAATAATATATAATATGGGAACTTCATTAAACGGCTTAACCCCAGCGGGAACATACCCAGGGTTGATAAAAACGGGCGATAACGCCCCAATAGACGGCACACTTAAAACCTTGTCCGATGGTAATGGTAATAACTTGCCCATGTCGGTTAGCACCACTACAATCAATTTGACGGGAACGGCACAAGTTGGGGGCGTGGCCATTGCCAATACCACACAATTAGCAGCCAAACAAGATACATTGGTATCGGGAACAAACATCAAAACCATCAACGGAACAAGTGTATTGGGAAGTGGTGATATTGTAACACCACAACCAAGTGGTGTATCGGGTGCGATTCAGTTTTCCAATGGTTCAGCGTTTGCAAGTGATGCCACCAACTTATTTTGGGATGATACAAATAATCGGTTGGGTATTGGTACGAATGCACCAAGTGCAACGGGGCATTTCAAAGGCAGCGGCTCAAGTGGTACAACTACGGCATTATTGGTGCAGAATAGTGTGGGAACGGAATACTTTGCAGTTCAAGACAATGGAACGGTAAGAATTGCAAATAATCAAGCGTTTAGAAATGGGGCAAGTAATGGAGTCAATTATTTTGATATGGGCAATATCATTGTTCGTAATGGGGATACCCAGCAAGGCGGTTCAATATCAATAGGAACGGGAACTGCCGCAACCGCCAAACTACAAATAATGGGTAGCGGCTCAACCTCAGCCACAACATCTTTGTTGGTGCAGAATAGTGCGGGGACGGCTGCGATGACTGTAAAGGATGATTTAAGTGCAACTTTTGGGGGAACAGTTCAAGGAGGAAATTTAGTTGCAACTGCAAATATAAATTTTGGGAATATTCTTTATGGAACGGCTTTTTGGAATCAAGCGGACGGCGGCACAAAATTGGGTGCATCATCAGCCCCTGTTGCGTCAGCACTTTTAGAAATGGTTTCCACAACCAAAGGTTTCCTCCCACCCCGAATGACCACGACTCAAAAGAATGCCATCGCCACCCCCGCAAGTGGCTTGGTAGTTTACGACACCACAACAAACAAATTGTGTTGCTATAATGGTAGCACTTGGAACGATTTATTCTAATTTTGAAAATATATGAAAGCAATCCTTATCAATAGTAATGTAAACCTTACAAGCGGTTTGTCAATCCCTTCGGGTTCAGTATGTGTAATCGCAGAAGGTTACGCAGATGTCAAAAGCCAAAAAGACGGAGTAATCCCCGCTCAAATCGCAACCTTTGTTTTTGCAAGTGTTGAAGCATTGGCACAAGGCAAAGCACCGATTCAAGGCATCCAAGATTTTAACACCACCTTTTCCAACCTCGAATTGTCGGTTGTGGCCTACGAAACCATCCCCGCTGAATCCTTGTTGGTGAATGCGGTTTACGATGCATTGGTGGCCATCTATGGCGTGGAGAATGTGGAACAAATAACCATCTAATCGTTTTATTGGTATGAGTATTAACGCAAGTTCATTTAGTGCGGGTTACACGGGATGTGTAGTCGTATCAAATACAAGTGCAAACACGGGAAGATTCCGTGGGTTTGTGGTGAATAGTGATGCGGTTGTATCGGCTATTCTT